GGCTGCCGTTGCCGAGGTACTTCGCGGCGATGGCCCAAAGGCTGTCCCCGCTCTTGACGGTGTAGGTCTTTGCGGCCGAGGTGCTGCCGGACGCGCTGGAGATGTCCGCCTCGTTTACCCAGCCGTACACGGTGCTGCCGCCTCCGCTCACGGCGACGAGGTGGTACGGGTGCTTGCTCTTGCCGAGCTGGTAAATCTGTGTGATTTTGGCCTTGCCGGGCTTGCAGCTCACGCCGCTGGCCGCGTTCGCGCTGGTGTAGTGCGTGCTGCCCGTGAAGTTCACCACGTCGCCCACCTTGAGGCTGCCCGTGGTGGTCGTCCCTGTGCTGCCGCCTGTGGAGCCGCCGGAGCTGGTGGCCTTGCTGCTGTACTTGGGTACGCCGTAGCCCCGGATATTCTTCCCGTTGACGGTGATCGTGCGACGCTTCACGCTGTTGGAGTAGTTGCCCTCAATGACCGTGATGGTTTTGCCGCTCACCTTTTCCACGATGCCAACGTGGTCTGCGCTGCCTGTGCAGTCGCCGGAGCCGTTGTCGTCCCAGTCGTAGAAAATGTAGTCGCCGGGGGAGGGCACATAAGCGTCGTTCTCCTGCCAGCTCCCGAGGTTCTTAAAGAGCTGGATATGCTTCTCGCACCCGCACTCCGTCGGGATAATGTCGGTCAGCCCTGCGGCGATGGCGACCGCGCTGGCGAACGTGCTGCACCATGCGTCCGTGTACTTCACCGCATACCCTCTGGCGAGGGGCTTGTGGCTGTTGTAGAGGTCGATGATTTTCTTGTGGCTGCCGTCGGCCTCGTTACACCCGAGGTAGCTCTGCGCGATGCTGACTACCTTTTGTCTCAATTCCTGTTCCGTCATACTGGTTCCTCCATTTCCGGGCGCGCTGGCCGTGGCCGCGTACTTCTTGTAGTAGTTCTGGCCGTAGCCCGCCCTCTTGTTCTTTACTGCTGTGCTTTGGTCTGCCGGACGCTCAAAGTTGAGGAGTACGCTGTCGCTGGCCGTCTGCACGTCGCTGGCCGTCTTGAGGGTGTCCAGCACCCCCTTGTACCCCTCTGTCAGCTCCTTGAGCAGGTAGTCGAGCTGCATCTCCAAGTCCCCGATGGACTTGCCTGCGTCCTGCGCAAAGGCGAGCAGCCCCTCTTTCCGGCTCCAAAAAGTCCACTGTGCAAGGCCGTAGCCCGCGCTGTCGTGGACAAAGTTGCTGTAGCTCCCGTTGTCTACGGCGGTGGTGTACGTCGCGTCGGTGTAGCCCAGCTTCTTCTCATAGCTGTTCTGTAGGTTCTTCGGGTTGAGCGCGCTCTCCGCGTAGAGGTTCCCCATCAGGCCCGCCGCGCCCGCTGCACTCAATCCTTTCCCAACGAGGTAGTTCCATATCTTCTCCTCGTTCGTCTTTCCTGTCAGCATTGCCTCTCCTTTCTACTGGCCCACGCCGGACGGCTCCTTCCATTCCGGCTCCGGCCCAGCGGTGTCTGCGGTCTGCGTGGCCGCCGCCCGCTTGTCCGGCCAGTTGTTGTTCTTACTCAAATTCTCCACGAGGGATTTGATGGCGTAGGCCAAAACCACGCCGATAATCTCCGTGACCGCGACCTGCGAAAGGCTCTCCGCAATCTGCATCTTGTCGAGGTACGCGAGGATATAGCTGCACCATACCCACGCAAAGCCGTTGCCGAGGCAGACCCAAACCACCTTTTTCATGGTCTCCGTCCGTTTCCTCTCCTCGCGCTTACCGCCCGCCCGGAGGGATTTCACCCTCCGGCGCAGGCGTTCGACGGTGCCCCGGAAAACCAAAAAGCTCACCAAGGCCCCGGCGAAAAACGCGAGGACGGCGAGGAGGATGTTGTTTCCTGTTTCCATCGCCGTCCCCTCCTTACATCGGTAGCCCGAGCTTCCCGAGGAAGTAGGCCACGACCGCCAAGGCGACCGCCGCCACAATCCCGCCCACTACTTTCTCCCACTGGCGGGCGGGCTTCATCTCCAAGTCGGTCACGCGCTTGTTCAGCCCCTCGACCTCCTTGCCGATGTTCCCGAGCTTTTCCAATCCCGAAACGCGGGAACTGAATCCGTCGATTTTATCCCCGAGGCCATCCAACTTCTCCATGATGTGTTCGTCCCGCTCCTCGCGCTTGGCATCTCCCTTTTCAAGCAGCTCCAACCGTTTCAGCAGGTCTTGGTGTGTCCTGTCGGATTCGTTTAGATGTCGGTCGATAATTTTCTCGAGCTGGCGGGCTTTCTCAAGCCCAAGACAGTCCCGGTACGGGTCTAAAATGCACTTTTCATCTGCCATTCAATAGACCTCCGTAAATTTCCGCCTTTCAGAAAATGAAACGGGGGCGCGCCTGCGCCCCCCGCTCCGTCACTCTCCGATTAGCTTCTCCCTTTCGGCTGCCGCCGCCTCCATCTTTTTCTCAATGTCGGCCACGGCCCCGAGCTGCGCAAGCGCGTCCGCCTGCGCCTGAATGATGTCGGCCTGCTCCTTGACGAGGCCTGTCAGCCTCGCCACAAGCTCCGCCGCCGTCATTCTGCGTACTCCTCCCCGGTGATCTCCGCGTACTGCTCTGCGGTGATTTCGCCGTCAGCGACGCGGCCCGCGAGTACCTGCTTCACCCCGCTCTGGCGGGCAGCGGGCATCTCCGCCCAAGTCTTTGTTCCGGCCACCAGTCTGTTCGCCCAAATTTCGTTCATCAGTTTTCACCTCCGCTCATTGCCATAATCATCTCGTCCAGCTCGCACAGCGCGTCCTCAACCGCCGTCGCGTTCTCTGTCGAGGCCGTGTCCAGCTCGCACAGGGCCTCCTCGATTTCCACAATGGCGGTGTTGGTGTTCTCCTCGTTCTCTGCAATCCTTGCCCGGTTGCGGAAAACGTACTCGGAGACCTCGCCCTCGGTAATGACGGCCTGCGGCGCGTCCGGGATTGCGCTCCCGCCGCCGATGTTGTAGAGGTCGCCATTTACGGAGATGCCCTCCGCCTGCGCTTCCTCTGCCTCGACGTATGCGCCGCTGGCCTCATTCTTCCTGACGTAGCGCGGCTTGTCACAAAGCGCAAGCAGCACCCCGCCGCTAATGATTGCGTACATCGTCTCTTACCTCCTAACCTTGATTTTCAATGCGTCCGCGAGCTTTTGCAGTTCCTCCGGCTCCGCCGCAAAGAAGTCCTCATTGAACAGAATTACCTCCACGTCCTGCCGCAGGAAGTGGCTCCAATCCCTTTCCAGCATCTTGATCTCCTCGTCGCTGAAACGCTGCCGCCGCCCCTCCGCGCTGTACCGCTCCCGGTTACTGTAGGCGATGGCGTAGGTCAAGGCCCCACGCTCGAGGCCCCGCCCGTCGTCGTTCCGGGCGAAGTGCTTTTTCGCGTTCTCGCTGGTGCTGTAGCAGATTGCCCTCCCGTCCGGCATCACAATGGAATACCCCTCCGTGTGCAGCTCCGTCCCGTATGGGATGTTCAGCCGCTCCCCGCATAGGGCCAGCTCCTTGTACCTGTGGTGCGTAACGTAATTCATGCCGCTGCTTCCTCCTCTCTGACCGAGCCGTGCCTCCTGTAAATCCAGCCCGCCTCCGTCTTGGTCGCTTTCATGGTGCATTTGAACTTCTTCCTCCGCGCCATCAGCTCCGCCTCGAACAGCCGGACAAATCTCTCGTCCATCGTCCGCAGCGTGTCATAGCTGTTGCACCGCAGCGCGTGCGCCCTCCACGACTGGTAGGACTGAAAAATGTCCTCCGCCGAGAGTTTGCCCTTGTCCAGCCACTCCCGGAAAATTTTAATCTTCCTCCGCATGGCCCGGACGCTGCTCCTGCTCAACTTCATCGTCACCTTGCCTCCCTCCCGCAGCGTTATCCGCATCTTGAGGAATTTGAAGCTGTGGTGCCGGAACGGGGTAATCCTGCATTTCTTCTCGCTGAGTGCTATCCCCATCTCCTCCGCCATCTTGTGCAGGCATCGGTCGATGTCCCGCAGCTCCTCAAGTGAGTTGCTGATCGCGTACCCGTCGTCCATATACCGCCCGTACCCGTGTATGCCGCGCACGTCTTTCACGTAATGGTCTATCGGGCTTGCGTAGTCCAGCGCGATAATCTGGCTTATCTCGCTTCCCAGCCCCACGCCGCGCTTGCGCTCCGCCGTCTTGTCTGCGGTTTTCATCCTCTGAAAATCGTCCACAAATTGGCAGAACAGGGCGTAGAGGCGGTCGTCCATGATTTTCGCCCTCGCCCTGCGCTTGATTTCGTCGTGGGGCAAGCTCGCAAAATACCCCTTGAAGTCGAATTGGTAAATCCCACCCTCTGTCCCGAACTTCCTGTAGTGGTCTTGAAGATGCTTCTTGAGCCGCTTTAGCTGGAAGTCCATACCCTTGTCCGCAAGGCTCGCGCCGTTGTCGTAGATGAAGCTGCGCGAATATGCCCGCGTCAAAAGGTTGCTGCATAGGCACTTCTGAATCGCCCTCTCCTGTATCGGGAGCGCGTCGATGTTCCGTTCTTTCCCGTGTTCAATGGTCGTGAAGCTCTGAAAGCCCCGGAACTTCCTCGTGCCGTTCTGTAGTGTCTCATAGGTCTTGAGGCTTTCTGCCAGCAGGTTCGTCTCGAAGTTTATCGTTGACGTTTTCCACCTCGCGCCGTTGCAGCAGGCCTTGCCCGCCTTGCAGAGGTTCCCGAACGACATCACCTCGTCGAAGCTCGCGCCTCCGGCCTCCTGCGCTTTCTGCTGCCTCCGCGCTTTCCGCCGTTGGTATCTCGCCTCGCGCCTTTCGCTGCTGTTCAATTTTCTCTTGCCTCCTGTGCCGCCAAGATGCAGTCTCCCACACGTACAGCGACATGGCCCTGCGGGTGGTTTGCGGGGTGCATCACTCCCCCGCACCTCTCCCGCCAGCCATGACGGTTTTCTCGTAGCTGCGTAACGGCTGCTCATGTAACCGGGGCACTCCCGTCAAAATCCCCAGCCATGCAAGAAGCGTCCGGGCCTCCGCATCGTGTGGTAAGTTTAGGATTGAAGCCCCGTCTCCGGGGCCAGTCTCCAAGGGTCAAGTCCTCCTTTAAGTTTTGGGGCGCGGCTTCGCATTTCGCTACTTGTTCTGGCCCCAGTCTGTCCTTAAATCCCGGCGCGAAGCCATTCGACCAGTTCGCGTTGTTGTTGTTCGCGCTGCCGTCCGTGTTCACATTGCAGAAGTTGTTGCTGTTCGCCGCCCTGACGGAGCGGAGCCACCAATTGCAGGCGGTGCCGTCAGGACTTGCCCTACAAAAAGTTACGCTTTCCCGGCCTCCGCCGCCTTGCGGCGGTAGCCGTTCCAACGCTTTTTGTCACTCTCCAAGACCGCCCGGAGCCGGGAGAGCGCGTTGTTTGCCAGCGTCGTCCACGCTTGGAACGCCTTTTCGTACTCTGCCTTTCCCGCAAAGAAGTTGTTCCCTGCGTCCACCATCTCGTAGCAGAACGTAATCTCCCCGCAAATCGCGTCCGCGCTGCTGCACGCTATCATCAGGTAGCGGTGCCGCAGCTCGTAGTCGTGTTCGCTCATGTCCTTGTGCAGGTAGATCGCGTTCCCCTTGAGGGCATTGAGGTATATCTCCCTCGCCAGTTCCAGCAGCCCGTTCGTGATGTCGCGGTAGCTCTTGGGGAACTTCCGCGTCACCCGCACGGTGTACTTGCGCAGCTCCCTCGCGTCCGCAATGAACTGCGCAGCAGCGTCTTTCCTCCGGGATTTGTAAACCGACATTTTCTGTTCCCTCCTCTCGCTCTGTGCGTTCCTGTCGTTCCGCTAGCGGGGGCTTTCGCCCCCACCGCTTCACTTGCCTCCCTGATTTTGGATTAGGCTACCTTAAAGCCCGGCGCGAAGCCAGACGACCAGGGCGCGCCGTCGGTGATCGCGCTGCCGTCCGCGCCCACAAGGCAGAAGGCGCCGCTGCCC